AGGGAAGACTTATCAATGATAGACCCGATGGTATTACAGGTATCGCACAAGCTGCTCAATTGCGAAAGACTTTACATAGAGCAAGGAAAGTTGATATGATGGCTGACGGCATAGAACTTGCTGAAGGCAGAAAGAACTTCTACAGAATGTAGTTGATTTTGATTTGATTGATTGATAGGAAAGGAGGAGCATAATATGTTCCTCTTTTTTTTTGTACACCCATCAGGATTCGAACCTGAGACCTACTCATTAGAAGTGAGTTGTTCTATCCAACTGAACTATGGGTGCATTCAACATAGAGATGTTATTTTCTATGTTATTTAATTTTACTTAACTTATTGATTATCAGTTTATTATTTTATTTATGTTGATTATGTTAAAAATATTCTATCATAGATAGTAATTGAAAAAAATAAATAAAGTAGTAGTAGTAGTATAGAGAGTCAATGTTTCTTCATATAGTAATTTAGACAAAATATATACATACTGTTCTTGTGCTAAGATAAATATAATTCGTATCTTTGAGCAAATTAAATTAAATTAAAATGTCAGAAATAGGATACACACCAAAGAACCTACAATTCGATAGCGAAGGTAGAGACAAACTATTCAAAGGAATAGAACAAATTGCTAAAGCAGTTAAGTCAACCTTAGGACCTTCCGGTCAAACAGTTCTTATTGAATCACCAAACCACACTAACGGAATTACTGTAACTAAAGACGGAGTGACAGTAGCTAAAGCAGTTTCACTAATTGACCCAACAGAAAACTTGGCAGTTAAGATAATGAAACAAGCTTCTGAACGAACCGCAACACAAGCAGGAGACGGAACAACTACTGCTATTGTTTTAACTGAGGCAATTGTAGAAGCAGCCAAACACATTATTAATGACTCTAACAAGACAGATGTTCTTAGAGACTTAATTAAAGAAACGAACTTGATTGTTTCTAACCTGAAGGCTAAAGCCAAGAAAGTAACTAATAAGATGCTGAAGGATGTAGCCACTATCTCCGCAAACAATGATGAAGAGTTAGGTGATATTATAGCATCAGTTTATAAGAAGGTTGGTACAGATGGTATAGTAGCCGTGGATAAATCTCAAACATCAGATACATATTATGAAACCACAAATGGATTAAAAATTCAAAGAGGTTATGAATCACCATTGTTCGTAAACAATCAAAGAAAGGATGAATGTGTTCTTGAAGATTCTTATGTATTAGTTAGTGATGCACCAATTGAAAATATATTAAGTATAGAGAGTATACTTAAACCAATTATACAAGGAAATAAAAAGTTACTAATCATAGCACCAACCTCACAAAACGTAACGAACACTTTAGCTGCTAACGTTATGAAGAGTAATTTAAAGTTATGTGCTATAGGTCCACCATCATTCGGATACAAGCAACACGAACTAATGCAAGACATTGCTATTAGCGTTGGAGCAACTTACTTTAGTGAAAAGACCGGGGATGATTTATCATTGATGACAGAAAAAGATTTGGGTCACTGTGCTAAGGTGATAGTTAGCCGTGACTCAACGGTCATCATAAAAGATGATGAAGAGTTAAATGATACCGTAGGGAAAAGAGTAGCGGAACTTAGGGTTGCTATGACAAATGAAAAACGTAAAGAAGAAAAGGAGTTTATCTTAAGTAGAATCGCAACACTAAATGGTGGTGTCGGTGTAATATACGTTGGTGGTCAAACAGACTTAGAACAAAAAGAATTATACGATAGAGTTGATGATGCAGTATGTGCAGTACGCTCAGCTTTAGAGGAAGGCATACTTCCGGGAGGTGGTTCAGCATTAATGCAAGAAGCACACCGCATTGATTTCAGTAAAGGTGAAACCACAGTTGCTCAACAAATTTTAGTGAAAGCACTTCGTGCTCCTATGTTTCAGATATGGGAGAACGCAGGTATTAAATATGAAGGTCAGTATGAAGCTTCAAAAGTAGAATACAATGATGGCTTTGATGTAAAGGAAAGAAGGTGGGGAGATATGTATAAGATGGGAATCATTGACCCACTAAAGGTAACTAAGTCTGCATTACAAAATGCAGTGTCGGTTGCAGTAACTATTTTATCAACCAATGCTATTATTACAATGGCAAGAACATACGAACAGAAATGAAACCAATAGGACACTACATATTAATTAGACAAATAAAAGAAGAGATTAAGACAGAGTCAGGTTTGTTATTATCTGCAGATGATGTATCTAACATAAGATACAAAAAAGCTAAAGTTGTAAAGCCGGGAACAGATGTTTCTCACATTGCAGCAGAAGATATAATTTACTATGACTCAAGAGCAGGACACACAATGGTAATCAAAGACGAACAATATACAGTTATTTCTGAGAGGGATGTTGTTGTTGTCGAATAGTCTTGTTTAGCTTTTTAATGTAATTCCTGTACACCTTATCTGTATAGTTTGCTCCTTCCAAGAATAGAGGGTTTGAAGATTTACTTTCAGGTATTTCTTCTCCCTCTAATTTTTTATATAAAGATGTTATCATTCTTTGAGCCTTATAAGATAATTGGTATATGGCTCTACGCTTTCCTTCTTTCTTTCTAAAAGAATCTATCCAACCTTCCTTTCTTAATTTTTCAAATCTATTTTTATCCCAACTTAAGAGTTCGTCAAACTCATCAAAGTTATCTTTTGAAAAATATTTTTCGCTTCTCAAAAAGAGAAGCATTTCCAATTCCGCTTGACTTATGTCGTATTTCTTTTTGACATAGTACCTTATTACTCGCCAATATTTGAGGTAATCAACCATTCGATTAAATTTAATATCTTTGTAACAAAGATACATTTATTATGAGTGACGAAAAAAAATCAAGACCTAACTCTCAAACTGAAGAGAATAAGTACAAAGAGGGTAAGTCAAAAGAAAGCACAACTGCAAACTTAAATATCTTTAAACCTAAAGATGTTACGAAATGGTCAAGAAACACAAGAAGTGACAGAAACAATAGAAAAGTTTCTTCAGGTGGTAAGATAACTTTTGGAGGTTCAAAGCTTGGAACAAGAATGCGTCTTCATAGAAAAAAGAACAATAGAACAACATAAATATATTATTATGCCGGATAAAGAAGATTTAAAAGCCAAGAAGAAAGCAGCGAGAGAAAAAAGAAGAACTGCAAGACAAGATGTTCGTTACAAAAAGAAGTTAAGAAAAGCTAAGAGTAAAGAAACTTTAGGTAAGCTTACGGGTAACGAAGTTAGACAGGTTAAAGGTGAAATTAAAATTGACAAGCTTAAGACAAAAAGAGCAAAGCAACTTGAGAGAAGAGGTAGAGATATGTCAAAGCCATTGTCAGATTCAAAGTTTGATGATGAATAAAAAACTTGTACCATATTTCTCTGCAGCTATAAAAAAGAATGGCAATCCTGATAAGTGGTCAGGACAGGCTAAACAAAAATATATAGACAACAGTCCTTATAAAAAAATAAAGAGGTAATGCCAAAAGATGCTTGTTACAGAAAGGCAATGAAGAGTTACGGTAAGTGGTCGGCTCGAGCTGCACAAGCAACTGCTAAGTGCCGTAAAAAAAAAGGTAAGGTACGAAAGACTGAGGCAGGTTCTAATTTAAAGAGGTGGACTAAAGAAAGATGGATAGATACTCGAACAAACAAACCTTGCGGAACAGGAGGTAAGAGTGAATATTGTAGACCATCAAGAAGAGTGTCTTCAAAGACACCGGTTACCAAAAAAGAAATGTCACAAAAGACATTAAAGAAAAAACAATCTGAGAAAGCAAGAATCGGAAAACAAGGAGCCGGAGGTAGAAAAGTTAAGTCTGTTCGAAGAAGAAAATAATATATGGCAGTTAGTAAAAAAAATATGAAGTGTAACTCGGTTAGACCGAGCACAAGACCGGGCAAGAAGAAAATGGTAAAAGCCTGTGAAGGTGGAAAAGAAAAACTAATTCACTTTGGTGCTAAAGGTTATGGTCATAATTATTCTGCTAAAGCGAGAAAATCTTTTAAAGCAAGACATAAATGTGGAACTGCTAAATCTAAGTTGACGGCAAGGTATTGGTCCTGTAAAAAACTATGGGCAGGTAAAGGGGGAAGCACTAAGTCTTCACCAAAAAATAGACAAGGAAAATATTAGTATATTTGTAAAATAAAAAAAACAATTATGGCACAGGGATATAATTCAAGACTCGATGAGTCAATGGGAGCAAGAAACGGAAAGAAGTCTCAATCATACAAGTCTCGTAGAAACGAGTCAAAAGGTATGGAAAAAGCAATGGGTAAAAAAGCATACTCAGGAAACAAGTCTTCAGCACAAGGATGCTATCACAATATGAATTTGAAATTCGTTAAACACAACTTCTAATGGGGAAACTATTTGTAAAGATGGGATTGTGGATGCAATCCGTTTGGTGTAAATTCCAATGTAAATGGAATTGGCTTGTATCTAAGTTAATGTTTAATGTGGATTCTTGTCCTAACAAATTGTGCACTTGTAAAAAATAAATCAAAATGAAATCAAAAGGACTCGGAGATACTGTAGAAAAAATAACAACTGCCACAGGTATTAAACAAATTGTTGAAGCCGGAGCCAAAGTTTTAAAAAGAGACTGCGGATGTGGGAAAAGGAAAAAAATGTTAAACGACAAGTTTCCTTATAAAAAATAAAAAGATATGGCAACAAACAAAATACAAGGATATCAAGCACTTAGCATTGTTACTTCTGATAACGCTAACGTTCCTTACACTGTAATTAGAGTAAGTGGGGAATGCGATACAATAAGCACAGACCAATTGAATGGTATGTCCGGTGTGGAATTTATTAAGAATGGAGTAAAAGCAGGTGACATTGTAGTAAACACAATTACCGGTGTATCTGCAACGGTAACCGCAGTAATTGATTCTGAAGTGCTACAGTTAAATGCTAACATTTTTACTGTTGTTAATGAAACATATACTATATATGCAGCAAGTGCAGTTGACAACTACCAAGATGCAAATAACGGATGTGTCTTATACATTGGTAAAGGTGGTGCAGGTTTGGATTTAAAGATAACTCCATTGGCTAATCAATTACCTGTAGTTTTTAAAAATGTAAAAGAAGGATTCTTTCCTGTTCAAGTAAAGAAAGTTTGGAAGACAGGCACAACTTGTGCAGAAATTATAGCACTTTGGTAATATGGAAAAATTAACAATAGGCATAACAATTAGAATATGAAAAATTATTGGGTATATACTACCACTTGGGGAAACATCGTATTTAATTACAAACTAAATAATAATGAGTAATTGGATGGGAGATATTAAGATGTACCTTCTTAATATAGGTACTTTTGCGATTTCGATGTCGCATATAGATATGATTTTAAAAATCACCTTGCTTGTTTTATCAGTGGGATATACCGCTCAGCGTTGGTACTTGTTAGATAAGGAACGCAGAGAAAAAAATAACAATGAAGATTGAAAAACTCATAGTACATTGTTCAGCCACCCGAGAAGGTCAACATATAACTATTGACACCATAAGAGATTGGCACGTTAACGGCAGAGGTTGGAAAGATGTCGGCTATCATTATATTATTTATCTTGATGGCACAATTAAAAAAGGAAGAGAAGATAATGTTCCCGGTGCTCATTGTAGACAATACAATAGAAGCAGTTTGGGAATTTGTTATATTGGGGGTGTTGAGTCCGATGGAAAGACACCTAAGGATACAAGAACTTGTGAGCAAGAAGAAAGTTTAGAAAGTTTACTTATGACTTTAAAGGCAATTCACACCGATAGTGTTGTTCACGGTCATAGAGATTTCGCAAATAAAGCTTGTCCAAGTTTTGATGCAACGGAAGAGTATAAATATATAAGCGAAATAGAGTATGAAAAAAATAGTGGAATGGTTCGGGGGGAGTGTAGTTAAAGACTTACTCGGAGGACTTGATAATCTCTTTACTTCTAAAGAGGAAAAAATAAAAGCACAAAACGTTATAAAGCAAATTCTAATTCAAAAAGAATTAGAGTTGCAAAAAATGCAAACTGAAATCATAGTTACAGAAGCAAAAGGTAATTGGCTTCAAAGAAGTTGGAGACCAATATTAATGTTAGCTTTTGGTTTTATAGTAATCTATGTAAAGTTTATTGCACCATTATTTGATTTAAGAATTCCTGAGTTAGAAAATGAATTTTGGAATTTGTTGCAGTTAGGTATAGGTGGTTATGTTATAGGTAGGACAGGAGAGAAAATGATGAAGTCCTATTCTGATTCCAAAAAATAAACCATCAAATAATTTCAGTACCTTTGTATAATAATAAAAACTGCAAATATAGATGTCAAGAATTCGCTTATATCCAATTGATGAGAACGTAGTCGGTGGTGACAAAATGATTGGAACTAATATTAACAATGGAAGAACTAAAAACTTCTCAGTTAATAAAATGGTTCAATATATCAATGAGTCATCTGCAATTGACACTCAAACATTGAGATATAAGTTTCAGTTTTTAGAGACGGGAGATACATTAGAACCCGGAACATTATCTTTCAATCCACAACAAGGAAAGGTTGTTGATTTTATAAATGTATCAAACATAGTTTTAAGCGAAACAAGTTTAAGATATGTTAGTCAGGGTACACCAACAGATGTTTCAACTTTTTATTCAGCAATTATAGGCTCTCAGGTATTGATATCAGACACAACAGACATTTCTAAGTTTGGTGTTTTTGATTGGGATAGTAGTGTTGTTAGTGGTAATCCTAATTTTTACGATATAGGATTAACCCTAATTTCAGGACAAGGTGCTTTAGAAAAGGATAAAGAATATTTCATATCTTTGTTGTCGTGGAACCCATCGGGTGCGGGAGGAGATAAAACATTTGTGTTTTCACAAGGAGTTCCTTTATATCAATGGGATATTACACACGATTTAAATAAATTTCCTTCAGTAAGTGTTGTTAATTCATTTAACGAAGAAGTATTTGGTAAAGTAGATTATATAAACAAAAATAGAGTAACGGTAACTTTCGCAGCACCCTTTTCAGGTCAAGCGTACTGCAACTAAAAAAACAAAAACAATAAAATTATGGCAATAAAATTTTTAGATGCAATTGACTTAACAGGATTAGAAATCCAAAATGTCATTGCACAGAACAATCCGGGTAACCCTGCAAGTTCATTGGGTGAAGGACAATTTTTCTTTGATTCAACTGCAAAGACATTAAAGTATTATAATGGTTCAGGATGGGTAGAACTTGATGGTCAAGGTGGAGTAACAGGTATTACTGCAGGTCCCGGACTTTTAGCTTCTTCCTCAACGGGAGCGGTTACAATTAGTCCTGATTATTCAACTGCCAAAAACATTATTCTTTCAGCAACTAATTTAGCAGGTACACCTGTTCCTTTAGAGGCTCACATTATTTATTCAGATTCAAAGAGTGTTGTTAATTATGCAGCCGTACAAGACTTACCTTTTACTGCTAACACAGGTACAGTAACAGGGGTGTCAGGAACTGCTCCAATAGTTTCAAGTGGAGGTACTTCACCGACTATTAGCATTAATGACTTCACGGGTGCAAACGGAACAACTGCAGGAACTAAAGGTGCAGTACCTGCACCGGCAGCAGCAGATAATGTTAAGTATTTAAAAGGGGATGGAACTTGGGCAACTATTCCTTCAGGATTTGCAGGGTTTGATATTTCAGATGGAACAACTTCATTCTCTGTAGCTTCAGGTCAGACCGTAGGTTTTATTTCTAAAACCTTAACTGTTGACACTTCTACTCCTCTTACAGTTAGTTTAGAGTTACCAACAACAGGAATAACTGCAGGTAATTATACCTCAGCAGATATTACTGTAGATGCTGAAGGTAGAATAACCAAGGTTAGTGATGGTGGTGCAGGAACAATGAGTTCATTTATACTAACATCAGATAGTGGTACAAACCAAACAATAACTGACGGGGAGACACTTACTATTAGTGGTGGTACTGCATTGTCAGGTGTGGTTGGTAATACAGATAAAGTAACTATTAATCACGATGCTTTTGGAAGTGCAGGAACATATGCATATCCTTCTCAAGTAGTAACAAACGCAACCGGTCACATTACCTCTATTACTGCAGGTACTGCTCCGGGCACAATGAGTTCGTTTACTATTGAAGCTGACTCAGGAACTGCTGAAACAATTAGCAATGGTAACTCAATAAACTTTGCCGGTGGTGAAGGTATTGTTACTGATGTAGCAGCTACAGACCAAATAAATATTGTACTTGACCTTACGGAACTTCCTGCAAGAACTGCAACGATAGACCCTAAGTCAGATAAATTAATTGGATTGTTTGATAAAGCAGCAGACCAAAACACGGTTGTCATTGCTGATTTAACATTAAGTATGTGGGGAGCACCAACTGCTGACATAAGCATTGCTTCTAACAAACTTACTGATGTTAAAGACCCAACTGCTACTCAGGATGCAGCTACTAAAAACTATGTAGACACTACATTCGCAGGTTCAGGTGCATTGATTTACCAAGGTGGTTATGATGCAGATACTGCAGCACCAACAGGAGCAGCAGTTAAGAAAGGATTTACTTATGCAGTAACCAAAGCCGGTACAGGAAATCCTGTTGGATTTTGGAGTCCTGCTTTAGAGGTTGGTGATTTAATTATTGCTAATCAAGATAATCCTACAACTGCAGCAGATTGGACAGAGATTAACAAGAACATTGATGTTGCAACTGCAACGGTTCAAGGTATTGCTAACTTCCCAACTGCAGGTGGACTAAGTGTATCTGCAGGTGCAGTAAGCTTACCAAACAAAGTAACTGCAGGTAGTGCAGGTACTGCTTCTAAGTCTGCTGCAATAACAGTTGATGCTAAGGGTAGAGTAACTGCTTTATCAGATGCAGATATTTCTATATCAGCAAGTCAAGTTAAAAACTTCTGTGCAGAAGTTGAAGCTTGTCAAACTAAGAGGGAATATGTTGAGACAGTTGGTGGTAGTGATACATTTGTTATTAATCACAAACTTGCCTCACAAAATGTAATGGTTCAGGTGTATTCAAATACTTCACCTTTTGATACTGTTCACGTTACAGTAGAAAGAACTGATGTTAATACCGTAACAGTAAGAACCGCTAAACCACAAGCAGCAGCAGCACTTGTTGTAATGGTTCAAAAAATAGGCTAAAATTAAATGGCATATATAAAGTTTAAGGAACCCATTGACGTTACCGATGACCTTAAGGTTAACGGTACATCTTTGGGGTCCAATGCTTTTACGAGCACAACAATTCCAACAAACAATAATCAGTTAACTAACGGGAGGGGTTATATTACTCTTGCTGAGGTTCCCTCGACAACAAACAACTATGTATCCTCAGCTTCGTTTAATACCGGAAACGGTATACTTACTCTTGGGAGGAGTGGACTATCTTCACTTAATGTAGACTTAGATGGCAAGTATTTAACTAAAACTTGGCAGGGAGGTGACGATTATTTTGCAGGTCACAACCCTGAAGGTCGTTTTATGTTTAATGGTTACTTAGGTAATGATATAGCAAATGCTCGACTTAGAGGTTCAACAGTTACTCTTACAAACACTTCAATGAGTGATTCTGAGATTGACAAAATGTTTAATGGACTCGGAAGCTTTGCAGGAATCCCTACAACAGATTTCGCTGCAGGACCTGTGGTTATAGAACTTGATTTACCAAGAAAACTTCAATATGGAGCATATTTAGGGATTAGTTTTGGTAATGCTGCTTGGAGATGTAAGAATGTAAAGATAGAAGCTTTCAGTCAAGGTGCTTGGGTTACTTGTATAGATTTGACAGGACAAGCTTATGAAGATGTGTATACAAACATTCCCGGTAACTCAGGTATAGGAACAAGTGCTATTCGTATAACATTAAGCGACCCTAACAATAATGTAAGAATAAATCATATTTGGGGTTATAATTATAACTCTGAAATGTGGTCACAAGCTATTATGCAAAGAGCAGGTGGTTCTTTTTATGGAGAAATAAGTACACCAACCGGTTCATCATCCAATTGGAATTCTGCATATAATAACACAATTAATAAACTTGCCGTAACAGGCAACACAACTAAAACATTAACTGCCACACAAAATGATGGTGGTACACTAACTGCATCTTGGACAGACAACTCAGCTTCAGTAAGCAATAATAAAATTACATTATCTGCAGGTTCAGGTATGAGTGGTGGAGGAGACTTTACACTAAACCAAACTACAGATGAAACAATCACATTAACAAATAACGACAAAGGCTCTTCTCAGGCAATATTTAAAAATGTTACTAATGGTGTGGGCATTATTAAAGCAACATCAAATAACGACACTTTAACTCTTGTTGGTTGTAAAGGAACAAATGTAACTATTAACGAAGAAACAAGAGAAGTTGAGTTTTGTGTTGATAGACAAACATTATCTGTAGTAGGTGAGGAACTTACTATAACCGATGGTAACACTGTAACCCTACCAACAAACACAGGACCTCAAGGTCCTAAAGGAGATACAGGAGCACAAGGTCCGGAAGGTCCGGAAGGACCACAAGGTCCTAAAGGAGACACGGGAGCACAAGGTGCAAAAGGAGATACAGGAGCAGCCGGTGCAAAAGGAGATACGGGTAGTCGAGGACCAATAGGCTTGACAGGACCGGAGGGTCCTCAAGGTCCTAAAGGAGATACAGGCGACCAAGGTGTTAAAGGTGATACCGGAAGCCAAGGACCAATAGGATTAACAGGTCCACAAGGACCCGAAGGACCACAGGGTGATATTGGCAAGACCGGTGATACGGGTGCTAAAGGCGATACAGGTGCACGGGGTCCTATCGGATTGACAGGACCTGAAGGTCCACAAGGACCAAAGGGTGATACAGGCGACCAAGGTCCCAAAGGAGACACAGGTTCTCAGGGTCCTATAGGTTTGACGGGACCAACGGGACCCGAAGGACCACAGGGTAAGACCGGTGCCACAGGAGCCACCGGACCACAGGGACCTAAAGGAGATATTGGAGCAACAGGACCGGAAGGTCCTAAGGGAGATACCGGAAGTACGGGTCCACAAGGTGCTAAGGGAGATACCGGAAGTACGGGTCCACAAGGTCCGGAAGGACCCGAAGGACCACAAGGGAAAACCGGAGATACCGGTGGTGTTGGACCTGAAGGACCTAAGGGAGATACGGGTGCTAAGGGAGATACCGGAAGTACGGGACCAACGGGACCGGCAGGTGCTAAGGGTAGTACCGGAGCAGTTGGACCTGAAGGACCTGAAGGACCTGAAGGAGCCAAAGGCGATACGGGAGCAAAAGGAGACACGGGAGCAGTTGGACCGACAGGACCAAAAGGTAGCACCGGAAGTGTAGGACCGGAAGGACCTGCAGGAAAAGATGGAGCAACAGGTCCGGAAGGACCTGAAGGACCTAAAGGAAGCACAGGGTCAACGGGACCTCAAGGTCCACAGGGTCCGGCAGGAGCCAAAGGAAGCACAGGGTCAACGGGACCGCAGGGACCGGAAGGTCCGGAAGGTCCGGAAGGTCCGGCAGGAGCCAAAGGAAGTACAGGCTCAGTAGGACCGCAGGGACCGGAAGGTCCACAAGGAGAAAAAGGAAACACCGGTGCACAAGGACCAATAGGATTAACGGGACCTCAGGGAGCCAAAGGCGATACCGGAAGCCAAGGACCTCAGGGAGCCAAAGGTGATACAGGAAGTACAGGACCACAAGGACCACAGGGTCCGGCAGGAGCAGATGGTAAAGATGGAGCAACAGGACCTCAAGGTCCACAGGGTGCAACCGGCTCGAAAGGAGCAACCGGAGCAACAGGACCTCAAGGTCCACAAGGTCCACAAGGTCCACAAGGACCTGCAGGAGCAGATGGTGGCGGTGATATTTTCCTTAACGGTAAACAAACACAAATTGTTAGACAAGATTATATTACAGAAGGTAAGACTGCATACTTGCAAATAACTTTTGATGATGGAAGTACAACTTGTATATTGTTAACTCGATGTGAGTTTTAATTGCAATAGAAAATTTCATATCTTTGTAACTAATAATTAATTTAATATAAATCAAATGGCAAAAAGTAAAAAATTGACAGAACAAGAACTTACACAAGTTCAATCAATGCTAAACGCATTCAATCAATTAAAGATGCAACTTGGAGATGCAGAACTACAAAAAGTAGCACTCGTTAAAAAGATTGACACTTTAAAATCTGATTATGCAGCAGTAGAATTAGAACTATCTAAAAAGTATGGTGAAGATTCTCAAATTGATGTTCAAACAGGAGAAGTAAAAAAGAAAGAAGAACTAACTAAAGTAGAATAATGGCAAGAATAAGTACATATGCAATAGATGGCATCCCAACAATTCACGACAAAGTAATTGGTACAAACGTTGATGATGCTGATGTTACAATGAATTATACCATTGGAGACATTATTGCATTAGTACCGGGAGGCTCAGCTTCCGTTCAGTCATTAAATACTCTTACGGGTGACTTAAACTTAGTTGGAGCCGGAGGCATTAGTATTAGTGCTTCCGGAACTGACATTACTATTACAGGCAGTGGCAGTGGTATTCAATCTATTGATGGAGCAACAGGTCCTGATATTGATTTAGTAGGTAAGGGAGGTATTACAATAACTGCAGTAGGGAACTTAATTAACATAGATGGTTCAGGTATTTCAGGAGGTAGTCCGGGAGCACCTAACCTTGGAGTTCAATATAATGATGGTGGTAACTTTGCTGCAGGTGATTTTTTCACAGTAGATTTAAAAGGATACGCAAACCCTGCAGTTAATATAGGTAAAAACCAAGAACTAAAGGGTCAGTTAAATATATTTTCAGGAACCGGTGAAGGCTCGTTTTTTGGAGAGACAAGATATTATGATGCAATTGGTTCGGGTCAATATGCTTCTTGGGCATCTCCGGGTCAAATATCAAAACAAAGCTATGCGGTTGCTCTACCGGAAAACGAACCGGCAACAGGTCAAGTATTAGTTATTGATAAAGTTGCAACCTCAACAACTCCTTACACATCTCTATGGTCTACCGTAGGTGGTAGTAGTGCTGATGAAAAATTTAAATATGATGCAGCAGATACTCAAGCAGGATATTGGAGTGAAAAAGTAACAATAGGTTCAGGTTTATCAGGTTCAGTTAATACAGATGTAAATGGTGTTAAAACACTAACTATAAGTGCTGTATCATACAATATGGTAAATAGTATTAAGGTTGGTAGTGATACTGAATCAGGAACATTTGAGTTTACAGGTTCAGGTGTTACTATGGACAACTCAAGTAATCCAACTGTAATTAATTTTGATTCAGGAAGTTCAGGAATTACAGGGGTTATAGGACCGAATGCATCTGTTGTAGGAGATATAACATTTAACGGTGCTTTAGTTTCTCAAACCGGAAATACATTTTCATTTGATTTACCAAAGAGTGGTCTTGTAACAAGTGTTACGGCAACTAATCCTATTAAGAGTTCCGGTGGAACAACACCGGATATTAGTATGAGTGCAGCTTCGGCAACAGGTGATGGGTATTTATCATCAGGAGACTTTGCTACTTTTAATAGTAAACAAGATGCTTTAGTTAGTGGAACAAATATTAAAACCGTTAATGGAAACAGTCTTCTTGGTAGTGGAAATTTAGCTATTACTGCTACTGCAACACCGGGTGGTTCAGCATCTAATGTTCAATTCCATAATTCAAGCGGATTATTAGATGGTGATATACAATTTACTTATAACTTAGATTCAGTTAATAAAATTGCTACGGTTAAAATAGGTGATGAAGTTTCTCCATCTGAAACTTATGGAGTATTAAGGCTTGACGGAAACAATGGTAGCCAAGGTGGTAAAGTTGAATTTAGAACAGGAAGCAGTAAAGCAGTTACTCCAAAAACAATTACTCTTCAAGCACCGACTTCAGGTGTTGACCAAGTGATTTCATTACCTGAAACTTTACCTACTGCAGGAACTCAAGTGTTAGGTCTTAAAGCAATCAGTGGAACAGACATAAGCACACAATGGGTAGACCAATCAGCATCTTCACTGCCTTATACAAGTTACGAGGTTCTTTTTTCAACTGCCGGTGGTGTGGTAAATGCTAAGCAATTAAATAACACAACGGCTTTGACTTTTGGTTGGACAGATAATCGTAATGGTACGTTAACTGTTAAAGCAAGTGGGACACTTCCGGATACTGATGAAGTATTTGTATTGTTAAATGGATTTGGTGGTTCAAAAGGTGGAATAGTTCAATGCTACTTTGGTGGTTTCGACAGAGTTCAAAAAGAAATTCAAATTGACATATATGATGAAGTACTTCAAAATCAAGCAATTGATATCATACAAGGCAACTTTGAACTTAGAATATACTAATGGATATTAGAAAAATTTCTATAGGACCTGATTATAAGTCAGGAGCAATGCATTATATTGTAGGTCAAGCAGTGTTAAATGGTAGTTATACAATTCATTTAATTAAGTTTGAAGAAGAGTCTGATAGTATTTTAATATACATTCAGAAAAATGATGAAATATTATTATGGAAAGAGTTCACATCTATGATGCCTGTCTCTATTGAATACAATATAAATTTTCTGTAATGACAGATAATGAAAGAAAAGAACTAACAGAAAAAGTAGAAGTTCTTAAAAAACAAAAAGAAAGTATCTCTGATTGGATGGAACAAATGTCAGTTGCTGATGAGATTCACAATATTGAAATGAAATTAAATGGAGTCAAACCAACTGATTCACATATAGACTGTATTGGTTGTGGCTCATAAATTAAATTATGAAATCACCTTTTGCTTTTATTGTAAAACCTTTAAAGGGTAAGCGATATAACAACACAAAAGAAATGTCCGGATTGGACATTATTATAAGTACATCTGAAGAGGATTTTCGATTTGCGAATCGAGAAGCCGAAGTAATAGAACTCCCCCTTGGATATAAAGGTCCAATAAAGGTGGGAGATTTTTTATTAGTACATCACAATGTTTTTAAGTTCTACAATGATATGAAGGGCACAAAACGAAGTGGTAAAAGTTACTTTAAGGATGATTTGTTTTTTGTAGAAAAAGAACAATTTTATATGTATCATAATGGCACACAATGGAATGCCTGTGATAGATACTGTTTTGTCAAACCTGCTCCCGTTGAAGAATCATATGTATACAAACCTTTAAGTGAAGAGCCTTTAGTAGGTGTTATGGAATACCCAAACGATTACTTAAAATCTAAAGGTGTGACAAAAGGAGATAAGGTTTGTTACAAACCCAATAGTGAATATGAGTTCATCGTTGATGATGTTAAGATGTATAGAATGTTTGACCATCAAATCGTTATGTCAATATGAATGTAGGAATATTTGAAGATGTAATAAAGGATGTAGAGTCTTATGTTCAGGATATAAATGATTTTGGATTTGAAGATGTTAGTCTTGATGAGGGTTTGTTTAAGAATATACAGATAAGACCTGTAGATGAATTTGTTCTGTTTTTAGAAAAAAAATATCCATCGTATGAAGCAGTTTTAAATTTCATTAGACGTTCACCTAAGAACCAAGAAGAACCAAATTGGATTCATACAGATGAAATGATGGGAGACTTGACCGCTATACTTTACTTAAACACAGAGCATCCTGAAAAGGATGGAACTACGTTATATTATAAAGGAGAAAAAATGTGTATATTGAGGTCAAGATATAATAGGCTTATTGTTTTTCCATCTAACCTTTATCATTCAAGAAATATTTTTGAAAATTTTGGTTATGCAGAAAAAGCAAGATTAATACAAGTGTGTTTTTTAAAAGAAAAAAACAATGGATGATTTTCATAAATTTCTTGAAGAACAAAATATAGACTTAGAAACTCTTAATAATTATATTGACTCTGAAGAGTTTGAGTCACAAGCAGGACCTGTTGTCGATTTTGGTAATAATAATTATGAAGTTAGAAATTCAAGCATTGAAGGTTTTGGAATTTTTGCAACAAAAGATTTTAATAAAGGAGAAGTTATTGGATATGGAACTCTTGACGGATGTAGAACTATAGCAGGTAGGTATACAAACCACTCTAAACATCCTAATGCAGGATTTTATTATTTTAGAGATAATGAAAATATGATACTGTTAGCAAACGGGTACATCGAAGTAGACGAAGAAATTGTTGTTAATTACAGACACCATACTGACACAAGAAAATATTATGAGTAAGTATATTTATTGGGAAGATGAATGGAACGAACACGATGGTTCTCAGATTCCTATTAGAAAATCTAAAAGATTTAAAAATGAAATCAAAAGAAATAAAATTAAAAATAATAGAAGCAGGTCACAGGGCAGTGGAACAACTGATAAAGGTGGCGAAGGAAGCGATTATTAAACAAGACCCTGAGGATGACCTTTCTGCTGATAGATTAAAGAATGCAGCAGCTACTAAAAAATTAGCAATCTTTGATGCTTTTGAAATACTTAATCGTATAGAGGCTGAAAAGGATGCAATAGATTCATTAGAAAAAGGAACAAGTAAAACTGATACAAAACAAGGATTTGCAGAGCGAAGGTCTAAATAACTTATTTATAACCCTTAATGGTGTTGTACCAAAAAATGTTTTAAAGTCTAAGAACAAGGCTAAAACGTGGAAATATGGGTATGACACTAAGTATGAGTTTGTAGTTATTTCTAAGACAGGTCAGATTGGCGAGGTTATCAGTATAAGTGGATTAAAGGTAGCGTTACCATTAGAACCAAAAAAGTGTCTTCAAAGACACAAAAACCCTAAAGAACAATATTGGGAAAGAGAAGACCTTCCTAAGCAATTAAATAAAATACAATCTATATTTCAGTGGAATGAAATGTCATCTGAATTTAAAGACAGATGGGTGGATTATATTGAGGAAGAGTTTGATAGAAGGGAGCAAGGTTTATGGTTTATGTCCAATGGTAAACCAACATACATAACCGGAGCACATTATATGTATCTGCAATGGACAAGTATAGATGTGGGTTATCCGGACTTTAGAGAAGCTAATAGAATATTGTTTCTTTATTGGGAAGCATCAAAGGCAGACACAAGGAGTTTTGGAATGATATACTTAAAGATAAGACGTTCAGGCTTTTCTTTTATGTCATCATCTGAATGTGTTAATACAGGGACACTTGTAAAAGATGCAAGAGTAGGTATATTATCTAAGACAGGTTCTGATGCTAAAAAAATGTTTACAGATAAAGTAGTTCCTATAAACAGTAGGCTGCCGTTTTTCTTTAAACCTATTATGGATGGTATGGATAAGCCAAAAACAGAGTTGGCTTTTAGAATTCCTGCGGCAAAGATTACAAAGAAAAATATGTATGATACAACTAATGATGAGTTGTATGGGTTAGATACTACTATTGATTGGAAGAACACAGATGATAACAGTTATGATGGTGAAAAATTATTATTATTAGTTCACGATGAAAGTGGTAAATGGACAAAGCCTAATAACATTTTAAATAATTGGAGAGTTACCAAAACTTGTTTAAGGTTAGGTAGTAAAATTATAGGTAAATGTATGATGGGGTCCACATCAAATGCACTTGAAAAGGGTGGTGATAATTTTAAAAAACTATACACAGACTCTGATGTGGGAAAACGAAATGCAAATGGTCAAACCAAAAGCGGTATGTATTCACTTTTCATCCCTATGGAATGGAATATGGAAGGGTTTATAGATAGGTATGGTATGCCTGTTTTTGACACACCGGAAGAACCTGTTGTTGGAATAGATAATCAATTAATACATCAAGGAGCAATTGATTATTGGAAAAACGAAGTTGACTCTTTAAAAAATGACCCTGATGCATTAAATGAATATTACAGACAATTCCCAAGAACTGAGTCTCACGCATTTAGAGATGAAAGTAAACAGTCTCTTTTTAATCTAACTAAAATATATCAGCAAATAGATTACAATGATTCATTAATTATTGACCACCATATTACGAGAGGGTCATTGAGTTGGAAGAATGGAGTTAAAGATACTGAGGTAATATTTTCTCCAAATAATAGAGGAAGGTTTTTAGTTTCTTGGACCCCTAATAAGTCTTTACAAAACAGGGTTGATATAAGAAGAGGTATTAAGTATCCCGGCAATGAACACATAGGTGCATTCGGGTGTGATAGCTATGACATATCGGGTGTAGTTGGTGGTGGTGGCTCTAATGGAGCACTGCACGGGAAGACTATGTTTAGTATGGCTGAAGCACCAAGTAATGAATTTTTCTTAGAATACATAGCAAGACCACAAACTGCAGAAATATTTTTTGAAGATGTTTTAATGGCTTGTGTGTTTTATGGTATGCCTATATTAATAGAAAACAATAAGCCTCGATTATTATATCATTTTAAAAACAGAGGGTATAGAGGGTTTTGTATGAATAGACCTGATAAGGCATATACTAAATTATCAAAAACTGAAAGAGAGTTGGGTGGAATACCTAACTCAAGTGAAGCAGTAAAACAAGCACACGCTTCTGCGATTGAATCTTACATTGAAACTAATATAGGTTTTAAAGATGATATGGAGATTGGAGATATGGTTTTTTCAAGAACTTTAGAAGATTGGGCAAAGTTTGATATTAGCAATAGAACCAAGTATGATGCTTCTATTAGTTCAGGCTTAGCAATTATGGCAACACAGAAACACCTTTATTTACCTGAGAAAAAAGTTTCAAAAATAAAGGTTAACTTTGCAAGGTATAGTAACAAGGGCAAATATAGCGAAATTATTAGATGAAAAAAGTAAACATAAATATATCATCT